AGCCATGCGGCTGCGTGAGATGTACACGCTGACGATTGACCAGATTGACCTGGGCAAGAAAACCATTTTTCTGGACCGCACGAAGAACGGCGATAAGCGCCAGGTGCCGCTGTCGTCGGTCTGCCTGGTGGCGCTGCGCGATCACTTGGCCAAGCGCGACGCGAGCGCCTGCGCCTACCCGGACGCGCTGCTGCCCTGGTGGGATGGCGAGCACAAGCCGCGCGAGCTGGCGCGCGTGTCGGACTACCTGAGCAAGCTGTTCGCTGCGATTTTTGAGCAGGCCGGGTGTGTGGATCTGCGCTTCCACGATCTGCGCCACGAGGCCACCAGCAGGCTGTTCGAGCGCACCACGCTGTCGGAGATGCAGATCAGCAAGATCACCGGGCACCGCAGCATGGCGATGTTGAGGCGCTATGCCAATTTGCGTGGCAGTGATTTGGCTGCGCGCCTTTGGACTGTCTTGGCGGCGTGCGTGCCTATTGGCCTGCTTTGCTTTGCGTCAGGCGGCCTGCCGGCGTGAGGGTTTGGGTGCGATCACTGTCTGGCCGGGGCGGCGCATCCTGACAGCCGTTTGCGCCATGATCTCGCGTTCGATCAGGGCCAGCACGTCTTTGGTCATGAAGACGTAGGCCCGGCCCACCTTGCCGGCCGCCAGCTCGCCGCTGTTGATCTTGTCGAGCACGGTCTTGGGGTGGACCTTCATGAGCTCAGCGGCCTGGGTGATGTCGACGGTTGGGCCTGGGGTCATGGCTTATCCTTGATGTGGCTTGCCACCCATGCGCGCACCCTTGACCAGCGGATGCGGCCCGCCTTTGGGTCTGTTGCCCATCGAAGTTGGCGGTGACTTTCCCACCTTCGCATGGGGCCGCACACGTCGAAGTTGAAGTAGATGCGTTCGTCGAAAGAATCGCGGTCGTTGAGGTCCATGACTTCAGCGGCCAGCGCTTCTGCTACGCCAAATGCTTGCGCCACAGATTCGCGGTCATCGGGGTTAATGCTTTCCAAGTCCATTGCACGAGCCCGGCCCAGCGCACCCAGGGCGCAGTATTCTCCATCAGACGTGACCAGGGATTCGGCGGCGAGCGTTGGCTCGGGCAAGGCGTCCAGCGCTTGCAGCATCTCGCCCAGCATCGCCTGCCCGCGCTTGCCGTGGATGGCCTGACTAACCGCGCCGCGCCACCGAAACAAAGCCCAGCCGTCGCAGTCGTCGCTGTATCCGCTGCGGCTCATGGCTTCTCCTTGATGCCGTGGGCTGGTGCTGCACGGCGCTCAAGGCTGCTCCACGTCATTGAGTGGTGCTCTGGGTGTGGCGGCAGTGGTGGTACTTTGGTCATATTTCGTCTCTTTTCGATTGCACCATTCCATTCAGGCCAGGTCTCGGTGCTCATGCTCGCTCCATCTTAAAAACCAAGCCGCCCACCGTGGCCACGCGCGCCACCGCTTTGTCTGCCGCGCTGGTGTATTCGCGGTAGGTGAGTTCGTGCAGCTGGCGGGTGTGGGCGGCCACGAGGTCGGCCAGGGCGGTGAGTTCGGGGGCGTAGCAGGCGCGCGGGTGCCACTGCTCTGCCGTGCGGCCGCAGCGCTCGCCGATCGCTTCAAGCGCGGCGTTGGCGTCTTCGATGATCTCGCGCTGGCCTCGGTAGATGCCGCCGTCTTCGATGGCCTGGGCCACATGGCCGGCGGTGCACAGCACCACGTATTGGTTGTACGAGACGGTGGCAGCGCGCAGGGCCTGCAGCGCGAGGCGGCAGGGCTGCACAACACGCGCCAGCTCGGCGGGGTTCAGGCGCGTGTTGTAAATGCGGGTGGTGGTGATGCCGTCGGCGCGGCTCGCCCACTTGCGCCGGGTTGGGGGTTTGGTGCGGCCGGTCATCTGGTCAATTCCAGGCGCGCGGTGGCGTTCATGTCGCGCATCCAGGCGCTCCAAAACTCGACAGATCCGTTGGGCTGGGTGCTGGGGAGGTGTGGGATGTAGGTGGGGGGCGCGACGCTGACCGGGCGCAGTGCGTGCCAAGCCCACAGCGTGACGCTTTTGCTGGCCTTGTTTTTGCCAGTGGCTGCTGGGTTTGTGGCCTTGCCCGCTGCCCAGGCCAAGCCCTCAGTGCGCAGGCGCACCAGCATGGTGGTGGCGGTGGTCACGTCAACGCTTGCGCGCTGCGCAAGGTCGGCCGCCGTGATTGGATCTTTGGATCGTTTCAGCTCAAGCCGCACTCTAGCTAGCTGCTGGGCTGCGATCGCGTTTTTCTTGGTGGGTGTGTGGTGGGTCATTGGGTGATTCCCTGTGCCTGCACCGCTTTTTTGATCCCACGGTATTTGCCTAGAAAAACCTCTGCCCACCTTGCCCAAGATCGTCTGGCACGCCAGTTGTTTGTGAGACGCATTAGGGGGAGCGGCAGCACCTCGTGCCCCGGCGTGTCCAGTACGGGCCAGGGCCGGCTGGTGGCCGGATCCCAGTTGATGAGGTCGCGCCGCTCGATGGCCAACGCCATCAAGTCCCAGCGCTTGATGTCGGCGCGGTAGCTGTGCATGGCGCCGATAACGCCGAAGGCGCGGTGCACCTGGTGTTCTTGCTCGGCCTCGAACACGGTCCAGGCGTTGCCCAGCGCCCACTTGATTGGGCTGGCCACGTCGCCGGCGTATGCCTCGTGGGCGTCGTGCAGCAGGGCGGCGAGCTGGGCGATTGGGGTGGCACCTTCGTGGGCGGCGATGGCCGCTACCAGCAAAGAATGCTCGGCCACGCTGTAGGGCCGCCTGGCGTGGCCGGTGAACCGGTTGATCTGCGCTAGGGCGTGGGCGATCTCTTCGATGCAGGGGGTGTTGAGCTGCTTATAAAAGCCGGCCAGGTGGTGCTCGCGGCCGGTGGCGGTGGTCACGAAGAACATGGGCGAGCCTCAGTGCTGAGCGTCTTGCGCATGCTTTCCAATTCATCAACCGATTTGATGGGCATCTTGCCGTGATGCCAATTGCTCATCAGTGAGTCCCACTCACGGCCGGTCGGTGACGCTAGCTTGCGGCACCTACACACGTGCACCACCCATTCCTGCCACAAATTCATTTCGTAAGCAGGATTTGCTTGCAGGTAGTTAGATGTCTCGCCCTCGGGCTGGTGGCCGTTGTCGGTCATGGTCGGCCCTCGTCGGTAGCTGGCCAAGCCTTGACAACAAGTCGGTGCAGGTCGAGCGCCTGCGCTTGGGCGGGTGTGCAGCTGCTGCCCACGGCGGGCTTGAAGCTGCTTTGTATGGACACGCCGCCGGCGGGCGTGTCGCGCAAGGTGAGGGTGATTTCGGCCATGGGGTGGGGTTGGTGGTGGTGGTTAAGGAAATGAGAAAACAGGGGCTCGGGCTCAGTCGTCGAAGTCGCCGGCCGCCGCTCGCTTGAGATCTCTGGCGTGTGGCAGGGCAGGGCGTACCACGCGGCGCTGGCTGTTCAACCACTCTGCTTTGCGTAGGTGGTGGGCGCGCGCCTCAACCACGCGCTGACGGGTGTCGTCTGCCATGGCTTGCTCGTATGTCCAGCCCAGCCAGGCGAAGGCTGCGAAGGCTGCGCGGCGGTGTTGATCCGTGACCGGCGGCATGGCGGGCGCCTCAGCGTTGCGCTGCCATCAAAAGAACGACCGCTAACACGAGGCCGGCGACGGCCAGGGCGATCAGCAGGTAGGTGAGCATCTGCATGCCGCTCTCGGGCTGCTCAGCTTCTTTAATTTCCTCTTCGGTAGGCTCACCACAGCGAGCGATCGAGCGGGTGTCTGGTGGCGGATCGGTCTGGGCCTGGTGCAGCGGTGCCAGCGGCACGTTGCGCAAGATATTCTGGGCACTGGCGGTGCCCTCGCTCAATACCGGCTGGCCAGCGCGCACGCGGCGGTTTGTGGTTGGTGGTGCGATCATGCGAAATACTCCAGGGCGAAATATGCAAGGACTAAGCCCAGGCCCACGGCCAGCGCTAAGTCCGCCAAAGGTTCCAGTTGGCGGCGGGTCACAGGCCACTCCTTTCTTCGATCTGGCGCCGGATGTAGGCAACGTCTGGGTGCAGCGGGTGGATGCTGCGAAGCGCCCAGCGCAGGTAGGCGAGGTCTAGGGCGCGCACCAGGCGGGTGATGGCGGTGCTCATGGCGACACGCCACTGTTGGTGAGGTGCAGCGCGCCGGGGAACAGCCGCCAGCCGTCGAGCCATTCGTCAACCACGTGGGTGCAGCCAATACGCGCGCCCATGGCTCGGGCGATGGTGGGTTTGCCCCAGCCTGCCGGGAGGCTCAGAATGGCGGTTTCTTTGGAGGCACCAACCCCATGGCCCACGGTTCCGACTTCTGGCAGGTGTTCCTGATCTACTGCATAGACCTCATGCCAGAGGGTAGATATATCGCCCTCAATCGGCGCTACAAACCGGTAGGCCACGCGGGCCTTGAGTGGGTCGATTACGAAACGTCGGCCGCATGCTTCAAGTTGAAATGCGCCCTCAGCCAGCGCCAGATACTCGCCTTGAGCTGCGATGCTGACCCCAGTGCCCAGCGCATACACCTTTACCGGGAGATTTGCATTCCCACCAAGAGCGCTGCTCACTGGGCGGCCTACAGCGCGCGCTTGGCGCTGCTTGCGCGGCACAAGATCGAGCACTGAGGCTTGGGGGTTGGCGGCGTTCATGGCGCACCGCCTTCCACATCCACAATGGCGCCCTTCATCTGACTGGAGACACCATGCGAATACTCAGCACCTTTTTGCCCGCAACGCCGCAGGAAGCGCTCGCAGACAGGCCGACCATCCTGATGGCGTTTGACACCCTCGTGAACCAAAAGAGCCTGGTAGTGGGCTTGACCGAGGGCGTCGTGACGGGGCCAGACCTGGCGCACGCCCAGATCAGCGGCACTGGCCAGCTCGTGCTGCAGCGCTGCGCCGCCCACCACCGGCTCAACTACCCACAGGGCGCCGTTGTGCTGGCTGGGGTGGCAAGCGTCAGCGGCGCGAAAGAGCGCGTTCGCAAGGTGTTGGCGAAGGCGCCCGAGCAGGCTTTTGTGCTGCTGGTGTGCGCGAGCGGCAAGGTGTACGACGCTGCCTTCGACGCACTGGGCATCGATCTGCAGTCCGCGCACCAGCAGCGTCAGTAGCTGCTGCTTGGCGCTGGCGGCGCTCATGCTGCGGCCTCGTCGCGAACCACAAGCAGTTCGCCCGACTGTGTGAGCCCGATGCTGCGGGCGTTGGCGGTGTCTTTTTCGAGGTGCTCGCTCAGGTTCTCGTGGTCCTGCCGCCAGCCATCAGCCAGGTCAGCGAGGTAAGCGTTTTCTTGCCTGAGCAACTCGAGTTCCTGGCCCATCTCGGCGCAGACGGCGCGCAGATGCTCAAGCTCCAGACGCTCCAGGCGGGTCTGTAGCCGGGCTGTGTTGGTGGTGTGTGTGTGTGCCATCTGCCTCTCCGTTGGGTTGAACGTGAGGCGATTATCCAGATACGGATGATGATGTCAACCGTATTCGGATGGACAGGCGAAAATAATTTGTTTTGAGGCGAAAAAAAACCCGCGTGGTGCGGGCGCTTGGGTCGGTTGCTGCTATCTGCGCAAGGTTGTCAGATCAACTGGAAGGGGTTTAACTCCCGCAAAGTCCAACGTCTGGTAGCCGTTTGCATAGACTTCCAGACGCACCCGGAAGCTCTTGGCGCCTTGCAGTTCATCAAGAAGTGCTGGTGGATAGGAGAATGAAACCTCGCTGTTGTTTCCGCCCCCCATTGGGTTGACTACAAAGTTTCGCGGCTCCGCGTCGCCCACCTTGACCGCTACAGCGCAGTAGTCGATCGGGCAGTTAATCTGGCCTTTGTCAAGGCTTATGTAGACGCTGGCTGTTTGTGGATCGCGCTGCAGTATGTAGACGCGACCATGGTTCTTGCCCTGGTAAGGGAACTCTAGCCTCAGAGAGTTTTTGCTCACGGCCGTGTGAACGGTGGTGGCCTTTCCGCTGAAGTCGTCCTTCGCGATGCTGGTTTGCCAAGCAGCGGCGCTGCCTGACGCTGCTGTGAGAGCGATGGTCGTCAGTAGTAGTTTCATAAGGCCTTATGCGTTATTTCGGGGGATCTTTCGGGTTTAAATCGTATCGCGGCATCGGGTCGGCTGCCATCTCTTTAGCCACGCTCATGATCTTGTCATAAAGCGCTCTTTCGCGGGCTGAAACTGGCTGTAAGGCTGGTGGGTTTTTTGGGTCGAGGCCGGGCACCAGCAGCTGCCAGGTGGCAAGCCCAAACGTGCGCGCGATCATCTCCAGTTTGTCGAGCCCAACAGCAGTCCCCTGCTGCTTGATGCGGGTGGCTGTGGATTGAGCAAACCCGGATTCAGCCGCCAGCTTCGTCAGGTTGGAAGATCCATAGCGGTGCTTCATCAGCGCCTCAAGATTCTGCCAAAGGGCTGCGGCGCTGTTGATTTCATGGGCCATCTCTAGGCTCCTAGCATCGGTTTTCACTGTCACTCCATGAGTTTTGCGCGAGCGTAGGACGACAACCATCCGAATGTGGTTGACCTGATCATCCGAATGTGGATAATGCGTGCTCATGAACCCTGAATTGCCATCCACCGAACTTCTGGCCGCGCGCTTGAAGTTGCTCAAGGGCATTGAGCTGGAAGACCTGGCCAGCCGGTCGGGCGTGCCAGCCAGCACGCTTTGGAAGATTCGAATGGGTGTCACGCCAAACCCTGGCTTAGAGACGGTGCGCAAGTTCTTTCACTTGCTGCCCGAGCCAGCCACCGAACACCGCGCCGCCTGATGACACCCACTCCCCACTTAGTGACCCATGCCGTGGCGCTGATGCTGAGCCGCAACGAAGCTGGCGAAGTGATTGCGACCGCTGGCGTCGACACGCAGCTTTTGCTGGGCGCAGAAGTCGACGAAATCGGGCAGCCGCAGCACCGCGCGCACGGGTATGAGGCCTTCCCTGCGCAGTGTCTCTTCGGTGTTGCTTGCCTCGGCCTGCCACTGGGCATGCGTGCGATGCAGGTGGTGCCGGTCTTCCATGACGGCCAAAACCTGCTTGTAGCTCTCGGCCTCGAACCAGGGCAGCCCGACGTGGGTGATGCCTTGCTGGCGAAGGCGCTCGAAAAATTCCTCGTTCATGGGTCTGCCCTTTCGGTTGGTTGTTTGGTGTGAGAGCCGCAACTCTACCGGCCTGGGCAGGCCCACCCGCTTTTTGTGTGGTGGTTTTGGTGTGGTGGTTTGCCATGCCGCCATTGTGTTTTTTTGGCCGTTTTTTGAGATGGCAACAGACGGCAACACGCGTTGCTGTCTATTTCCTGGGGTCTTTTCATGAGCCAGTACACGCTGAATTTTGAGCCTTCGCTGCGGGACCGTTTCCCGACGCTGCGCGCCTACGTGGCGCACCGCTCGGCGGTGGTGGCCAAGCCTATGAAGTCGGTGGCGGCCGATATGGATGTGGCGCCTTCAACGCTCTCGCGCAAGCTGAACCCGGCCGAAGGCGACACGCAGCGCTTCAACTTGGACGATCTTGAGGCCTGGATCACCTCAACCGGCGACGCGGCTTCGGTGGTTGAGTATCTGGCTGCCAAGTTTTTGGACAGCGATACGGCTCGCCATGAGCGCGTGATGGCGCGTGTGGAGATGCTGAGTGGGGAGCTGACGGCGGCGCTTGCGCTGCTAAAGAATGGCTCAGTTTGAGCTAGCGTTTGTGCCGCCGCCTGCAATCAACCTCTGAGTGACTGTGACGCCAATCGACCCAAACAGCGGCCGCGCCGCGCTGCCCCCCATTCGTTTCGCAGATCTGGCGCGCGCGCTGCTGGATATGGCCGACACGCTGCTGCCTCAGTGGCTTGCTGGTGGCGTGAAACGCGGGCCTGAGTGGGTCTGTGGCTCGCTGGGTGGCGAGGCTGGCAGCAGCTGCTCGATCAACATGGTGACGGGCCAATGGGGCGAGTTTTCCACGGGCGAGCAGGGGGGCGATTTGATCAGCCTCTACGGCGCGATTCACGGGCTTTCGATGGGCAAGGCAGCGCTGCAGGTGGCGCGCGATCATGGGCTTGAGGATGTGGCCGGGGTGATGCGCGATGCTGGCCATGTGGTGGCTGAGCGGCCGGCACCTGCACCTGCAGCAGCGCCCAAGCGGCCGGTGGTGGAAGAGGGTTGGCAGACGCAGCGCCCGGTACCGGCCACGGCACCGGCGCCCACGTTTCGCCACATGCACCGCGCTACGCAAGACATCGAGCACACAGCCGAATACCGCCACGGTGCGGATCTGATGGGCTATGTGGTGCGCTTTCGCACCAGCGACGGCGGGAAAGACACGCTGCCTTTCACTTGGTGCGTTTCAAGCGCCAGCGGCACCGCGAAATGGCACTGGAAACAGTTCGACGAACCGCGCCCGCTGTACCTGCCGGGGCACCGCTTGCCTGCCAGCCGCACGGTGGTGGTGGTGGAAGGCGAGAAGAAGGGCGACACGCTGCAGGCGCTGCTCGATGCCACCGCGCCGGGCGTGTATTGCGTGGTGTCGTGGCCAGGTGGTTGCAAGGCCTGGAACAAAGCCGACTGGGCGCCGCTGGCGGGCCTGGCGGTGATGCTTTGGCCCGATGCAGACAGCAAGCGTGTGCCGCTCACCCCGACCGAGCGCAAGGCCACGCCGGATGCGCTGGCTCAGCAGCTGCTGGCCGATGCGAAGCCTTTTCTGCCTGCCAACAAACAGCCGGGCATGGCGGCGATGCTCGCCATTGGGCACCTGCTGGCCGATGCCCACGGCTGCATGGTGCAGCTGCTGCCCCTGCCCCAGCCGGGCACGCTGGTGGATGGCTGGGATTGTGGTGACGCGATCACCACCGACGGCTGGGATGGGGCGCGCGTGCTGGCGTTTTTTGGCAAGGCGCAAATGCTGCCCTCTGCTGTGGTGGATGCGCCTGTGGCTGCGGCTGGTGCGGCTGGCAGTGGTGATGGCAAGGGTCCGCCGAAAAAAATCGATCCCTCAGTTGGCACTGAAGGCGACGATTCAGGCGAGCGCCGCCCGGCTTGGATTGAGCCGTTTTGGAACAGCAAAAAAGGCTACTGGATGGTGAGCCGCGAGCTGGTCATTGCTGCGCTGGAAAACGACCCAAATCTGGTCGACCTGGTGGCGGTCAACAAGCTCACCAACAACATCGATCTGCGCGGCGCGCTGCCGGGCTCGAAAATCGCTGCAGGGCCGCTGACCGGTGCGGCCGATCTGCTGCTGGGGCGGTATCTGTCGCAGCGCTACGGCCTGCCCTCGATCAGCCGCGCGGCCTTGAGTGAGGGCATTGAGACGGTGGCGCATCAGCATGAGTTTCACCCGGTGCGCGACTACCTGGTGAGCCTGCACGATGGCCAGGTGTGGGACGGCGAGGCCAGGCTGGACAAGTGGCTGGTGGACGTGATTGACGAGACCGCCGAGACGCTGAAACCCAAAGAATTTGAGTACCTGTGTTTGGTGGGCCGCTTGATGCTGCTGGGCATGGTCAACCGGGTGATGAACCCTGGCTGCAAGTTCGATTACTGCCCTGTTTTGGAAGGCCCCGGCGGCCTGCGCAAGAGCACGCTGGTGAAGGTGTTGGCGGGCAAGGCTTGGTTTTCAGATACGCACATGGATCTGGGCCGTGGCAAGGAAGGACAGGAACAGGTGCAAGGCCTGTGGGTGTATGAGATTGCCGAGCTGGCCAGCTTTTCAAAAAGCGATCTGAATTTGATCAAGGCGTTTGTGTCTGCCGAGGTGGACCGGTACCGCCCGAGCTATGGCCGGGTGGTGGAAGCCTATCCAAGGCAGTGCGTGCTCGTGGGCACCACCAACGAAAAGCACTGGCTGCGTGACCGCACGGGCAACCGCCGCTGGTGGCCGATATTGGTGCGCAATCGCATCAACACCGACTGGGTAGAAAAGTACCGCGATCAGCTGTTTTCCGAGGCGTATGCGGCGTTTCTGGAGGGCGCGGTGTTCTACCCGTCTCCCGAGCAGGAAGAGCGGCTCTTCGTGCCGATGCAAGACAAGCGGTTGGTTGAAAGCACCGTGATGTCGGCCTTGCTTGAGGTGCTGACGCGCCCTGGTGCAGCGGCCGGCATTGGCGCTGTGGTGAACGACCTCACCTCGTTCGTGACGATCAAGCAGCTCAATGAGGCGCTGCACGTCGACGCGGGAAAAAGCACGGCATCGCTCGATGCGCAGATTCGCAGCTGGCTCGACCATGAGGGTTGGGCCTACTGCAAAAAGCAGGTCAACGGCGTGCGCGCCCACGGCTACAGCAGACCGGCCATCTGGCCGCGTGAGCTGCCCGAAGACGAAAAGGATGGCGCCAGCGAGGGCTCGCCACCTCAGACGGGCTCAGCGCCGTCTTCGCACCCGCAGACACCTGTGGGCCAGTACCTTGAACAGGAAGCCGATGACGCTCCGTTCTGACGCCATAGACAGGCGATCAGCGGGGCATGAATCGCTCCGCACCACACACAGCACCAGACGCAAGATTGGCAGTGCTGTGTTCGGGCTTTCACGCCCGGTTTGTGGTGCGGTAGCGGGGACATCGGTGGGCGCGCCTATGGGTTGAGTGTCCAAGTGTCCACGGTGTCCACGCTCCCCCTGGGAGGGCATGCGCTGCTCTTCTCTCTTTTGGATTGAGTTGCAGCCGCTGCATTGCCCGGGCGCTGCGTCCACCCATCAGCCTGCGGGCATGCACACCCGGCGGTGCGCACACCCACCTACGCGCCCGCAAGCGCGCCCCCTCTCTCCTCATTACCTCTATAGAAAAGGTTGGACAGTATGGACACCAGAGTCAAAGAGCACAGCGATGTCGATGCCCGGCTTGATGAGATCAAGCGGCACATGCCCATGACCTATGCGGCGATTCAAGAGAAGGCCGTAGGTATCGGGCCGGGCGCCTACCGCTTTGTGCGCCAGGGCGTGTCTGGCCACCCCAATCGGTTCTACGCGGTCGAGGCGGGCAGGGTGGTGGGCACGCCGTTCGATCTGCCTGGGGTGTCCGACGAAGTGGCGCGCATCGTGGTGCAGTTCGGCGTGAGCTTCCTGATCATGTGGGCGCCTGAGGCGCAGGCCATGTGTGTTGCTGCTGAGAAGGCCTGAGCCATGCAACTCAGCATCAGCACCAACTTCCCCGCGATCCAGACCGCGCTGAATGCGCTGCACGAAGGTGTGCGCACCAAGGCGCTGGCCAGCGCGATGAACAAGACCATCGCGCTGGCCAAAACCCAAATGATTCGTGAGGTGACCGGCACCTACCGCGTGACCTCGAGCTACGTGCGCGAGCGCCTGGCGGTGCGTCGTGCCACGTTCAGGGGTGGGCAGTTCGGCGTCAGTGCCGAGCTGTCGGCCACACGAAAGGGCAGGTCAGGTGCCAACCTGATTGCGTTTGTGTCCAAGGTAGACGCCATGCGTGGTGGCGTCAAGCGGCGCAAGAACGGCACCCGTGGCCAGCTCAAATTCCAGATCAAGAAGGCCGGTGGAAAGCGGGTGATCAAAGGCGCTTTCATCGGCAACAGCGGGCGCACCGTGTTCGTACGCACCACCGACAAGCGCCTGCCCATCAAGGCCCTGACCACCATCGATGTCGTCCAGATGTTCAACCAGCGAAAGATCAATGCGCGCGTGGTCGGCATGATCAATTCCCGCTTCCCCACCATCTTCGCGAACGAAGTGCGGTTCTTCACGGAGCGATTCAACCGTGGCTGACCCTAACCCCAACCCCCTATGCGGGTCCTTCCAGCGCTCCACCAAACACGGGTCTAAAAGATCGTGGAATTGCGCTAGAAAAGCATGGGGGAAAAAGTCCGTTAACCAGTCCGAACGGCGGGGGGTAGTCCGATGACTGTGACCCTGCTGAGTGTTTCGGCGTACGCCCGGCATCGCGGCTGCGACGAAAAGGCTGTGCGCAAGGCGATCGCCGAGCGGCGGATCTCGTTTCAGCCTTCGCCCACCGGGCGCAAGCTGATCGACCCCGAGGTGGCAGACATCCAGTGGGCGCGCAACACGCGGGCCCGGGTGTCGGCTGGTGATGCTGGGCGCGCGCCTGAGTCGGGCGGCGACCTGCTGAGCACTGCACCTGGAGCTGGCAAAAAAGAGGCGGACCCACCTGCAGCTGCACCCGACAGCTACACCGCCGCACGCGCTCGCACCGAGCTGGCCAACGCTGGCTTGCGTGAGCTGGAGTTCGCCCGGCTGCGTGGCGATGTGCGCGACATGACCGACATCAAGCGCGGCGGTTTCGACATTGCGCGCGAGGTGCGCGACGCGATCGACTCGTCGGTCAACACCCTGGCCGCCGAGCTGGCCGAGATTCAGAACGCCGACGCCTGCGCGCAGGTGCTGCGTCGGCACAACCGCACGATCCAGCAGATGCTGGCCAAGGGCCTGCGAGAAAAGCTGAGCGTGAAGGTGGACGCGCCATGAGCGACCTGCACGACGGCTACTACCTCACGCTCGACGCCTTTGCGCGCGGCATTGAGCCCGATTCCAACCTGCCGGTCGATGTGTGGGCCGACCTGCACATGATCGTGCCCAAAGAAACCGGTGCCAGCGAGCCAGGCCCTTACAAAACCAGCCGAACACCACACGCCCGCATGGTCATGGAAGCCCTGAGTGCCGACCATCCGTGCAAGCGTGTGGTGGTCAAGGGGGCGTCCCAGATGCTCAAGACCCAGGTGGCGCTCAACTTCCTGGGCGAAACGGTGCACCAGCGCCCGAAGAACTTTCTGTGGGTGGTGCCCACCGGCAAGCTGCACAAGCGCGCGGCCGCCCGGATCGACAAGATGGTGGCCGCGGTGCAGGTGCTGCGTGAGCGGTTCGCGCGGCCAGCCTCGCGGGTGTCGACCAACAACAACGACATCAAGGCTTATCCAGGCGGCGCGCTCTACATTGCCACCGCCGGCGCCGCCGCCAACCTCTCCGAGCTGTCGGTCACCTATGTGGTGTACGACGAGGTCGACCGCAGCCAAGACAACGTGGGCGGCGAGGGCTCGCCCGACGAGCTGGTCGAAACGCGCCAGACCAGCCACCAGCGCGACCGCAAAACCTACTACCCCAGCTCGCCCACCATCGAAGGCGAGAGCCCGATCGACAACCTCTTCAAGCGCGGCACCCGGCGCGAGGCCCTGGTGGAATGCATCCACTGCGGTGAAGCGCAGCCGCTCGACTTCTTCACCGACACCGGCGAGACGCGCCTGATCTTGAGCGAAGACGGCCGCGAAGCCTTCTACCCCTGCTCGCACTGCGGCGGACTGCACGGCGAGGGCGACAAAACCCGCATGTTTGCGCGCGGCCTGTGGAGCGATGGCGTGCCCGGCGACGGCGAAACCGAGAGCTTCGAGATCAGCGGCATGTTCCTGCCCTACGGCTGGTTGCCCTGGGTGTCGCTGCTGAAGCAATACCACAAGGCCAAGGCCCTGCTCGACGAGGGCAGCGAAGAGGCCATGATCGTGTTTTACAACACGCGCCTGGCGCGCTGCTGGGCGCGCAGCAAAGAGACCACCCGGTACGACGCGCTCATGGGCCGCGCCGAGCCCTACCGCCTGGGTACCGTGCCCGCTGGCGGCCTGGTGCTCACCGCTGCGATCGACACCCAGGCGCACCGGCTCGAGCTGAAGGTGGTGGCCTGGGGTGAGGGCATGGAAAGCTGGGTGGTCGATTACCAGGTGATTCACGGCGACCCGGCCGAGCTGGCCACCTGGAACAAGGCCGACGAACTCCTCAAGGGCCGGTACCGGCACAGCAGCGGCGCCATGCTCAGCATCAGCGCCGCCTTTGTCGACTCCGGCGGTACCGCCACGCAAGAGGTCTACGCCTTCACCACCCCGCGCAAGCGCCGGAACATCTTCGCCATCAAGGGCGCCAGCCGACCCAACCGCCCCATTCTGAGCGGCAAGCCCACGCTGGTCGACGTTAGCCTGCGCGGGCGCACCGAAAAGCGCGGCGGCCAGCTGTGGTTCGTCGGCACCGACACCGCCAAAGACTACCTGCAGGCGCGGTGGGGCAAGACGACCGGTCCCGGCGCGGTGCACTTCACGCAAGACCTGCCCGAGAGCTACTTCAAAGGCCTCACCGCCGAATACCGCACCACCGGCTACAAACGCGGGCGCAAGGTGAGCTGGTGGGAGCAGAAAAAAGGCGAGGCCAACGAACCGCTCGACCTGATGAACTACAACCTGGCCGCTGCCCACCTGCTCGGCCTGCACAAGAAAACCGAACACAGCTGGCAGCTGCTGCGCGGGCGCCTGTTGCCCGACACCGCCGACCTGTTCGCGCCGCCCGAAGAACCGCGCTCGGTGGACGCCTACCCAGGTGCGCCCGACGAAGCTGGTGCGCCCGACGCGCGCGACGCGGCCGCCGGCACCGATGCACCCACCGGCATCGATGCTCCCGATGCATACCCAGCACCAGACGCGCGCCAAGAAGAAGCCGACCAACACCCCACCACAGCCGCCGCCGCGCCACCGCCCGAAGCCAACCGCGCCCCCGCGCCACGCTCAGCCATACCCGTCACACCCGCCGCTTCCAGCGTCGCCGGCGGGCGCATCTCGCTCGGCGGCATGGGGAGGTTTGGCCGGTGAGGCCTGCCACGCAAGACCAGCGCGGGCTCGACCCCGAGCCCGACATATTGCTGGCCGTGATCCAGCGCGTACGCCTGCTGCTGCCCGACCTCACCGACGCGCAGGCCCAGCTGGTCGAAGCGTCTGCCCGCGCCGATCTGGGCGGCCTGCGCGCCCGCGTGCCCAAGCGCAAAAAACACCCCACAGCCGAGCAGCGCCAGGCCATCGCCACCGAAGCCATGGCCTGCGACCAGTCAGACGCAGCTCTCACCATCCGCCACGGTATTGGCCGCGCCACCCTGTACCGCTACGTGAAGCTCGGCGGTAGCCGGTGAGCCGCGGTGAGCCCGCTTCAGTTGATGTCTCAATTTGGCCTATTTCCCAGCCGCCCCAGTTTTTAGACTTGTCCACACCCAGGAGCCTCCACACCCATGCCCGGAATCACACAAGCCCAAGCCAAGGCCCAGCTCGATCTGTGGCTCGCCGCAGACGCCGCGGTTGCTCAAAGCCAGAGCTACAGCATCGCCGATCGAACCCTCACGCGCACCAACGCGGCAGAGATTACGGCCAAGATTGAATACTGGTCTGCCGAGCTGACAAAGCTGACGCTCAAGGCCAGCGGGCGCACCCGCTCGCGCACCATCTCGGTGGGCTTCTAACCGTGGCGCGCACACCAGCAGATCGCGCCACCATGGCCGCACTGGGTGGGCAGAATCTGCTCGACAAAGCCATTGCCTACGTAGCGCCCAAGCTCGCCGCGCAGCGCCTGCTCGCCCGCACGCAGCTCGCGATCATCGGCAGCTACACCGGCGCGCGCATCGACCGCGCACAGCTCGCGCGCTGGCTGCCCACCGCCTCGTCTGCCAACAGCGACACTCTGGCCGATCTGCCCATGCTGCGCGCGCGCAGCCGCGATCAGATGCGAAACGCCCCGGTGGCCGTGGGCGCGCTGAATCAAACCGTCTCGAACGTGGTGGGCACTGGCCTGAGCCACAGTGCCGCCATCGACCATGAATACCTCGGCCTGACCGAAGAAGAGGCAGATGCCTGGCAGACCGATGCAGACCGGCGCTTCTCAGCTTGGTGCGATTCGGTTGACTGCCACTTGGAGCGCCAGCTCAACTTCTACGGCCTGCAAGAAATCGCCTTCCGCTCCGAGCTGGAAAGTGGCGACCTGTTTGTGATCACGCCGCGCGTACAGCGCGAGCAGCGCAGCACACGGCTTGCCCTGCAGCTCATCGAGGCCGATCGGGTGTGCAACCCCCAGCGCGGGGGCAACACCGCCACCCTCATGGAGGGCATTGAGCTGTCCGAGTCCACCGGCGAAGCCATCGCCGCCTATGTGGCCCGCAAACACCCCGGCGACGCAGGGCCCACGGTATGGGACCGTGTGGTGTTTCGCGGCGCATCCACCGGCCGGCGCAACGTGCTGCATTGCTTCACGCCGCTGCGCCCAGGCCAGGTGCGCGGTGTGCCCTGGATCGCGCCCATTCTGGAGCCGCTCAAGCAGCTCACCCGCTGGAGCGAGGCCGAGCTAAATGCCGCTGTCACCAGCAGCATCTTCTCGGTGTTTATTAAGATGGACCCCGAAGCCTTCCAGGACATTTTTGACGAAACCGCGCAGGGCACCATCGTCGACCAAGCCAGCCAGTGGTCGGGCGCCATGGACAGCGGCAAGGCCATCAACCTGTTGCCCGGCGAAGACGTGGTGACCACCACACCCGGCCGGCCAAACCCGCAGTTCGATCCCTTCTGGACGGCAATCGTGCGCCAGATCGGTATGGCCATTGAAATGCCTTACGAAGTGCTGATCATGCATTTCCAGAGCAGCTACACCGCCGCGCGCGGTGCGCTGCTCATGGCCTGGCGCGTCTGGCGCCGCCGGCGTGACCGCCTGGTAACCAACCTCTGCCAACCGGTGTACGAGCTGTGGCTGGCCGACGAAGTGGCCGAAGGCCGCATCGGCGCGCCCGGCTTCTTTGCCAACCCCACATTGCGCGCCGCCTGGTGCGCCGGCGTGTGGACCGGCGACGGCCCCGGCAGCATCGACCCACAAAAAGAAGTGGGCGCCGCCGCCGATCGTGTGGCGCTGGAGATCAGCACGCTGGAGGCCGAAAGCATCCTGCACGACGGCGTTGCTTGGAAGACCAAGCACCGCCAGCGCGTGAAAGAGCTGCGCGCCCAGCGCGAAGACAACACGCTCACCCCCCAGCCAGGCGCTGCTGCTGCTGCTGCTGCCCCCTTGCCAGCACCCAACGCCGACGATCTTGACGACTGACCCATTCCCCCACTTTTTGAAAGTCAGCCATGACCACCAACCTGTTCCCCAATTACTCCAGCTCCATGACCGAGCCCGCCGTGCGCTTGATTGCCATCACGCCCGCCGATGCAAATTTGACCTTTGCCTGCCGAATGCTGTTTGTCGGCAACGGCGGCAGCGTTGTTGTGCGCGATCGGGAAGGCAACGTGGTCACCCATCAAAACGTAGTTAGTGGAAGTTACCTCGGCCCATTTTTGATTGATCGCGTGACCGCTGCAACCACAGCCACTGGCATCATTGGGTACGTCTGATGATTAGCATTGGGATGGCGATGCGTGTGCCAATGGCGCTGACCGTTTTACGGGCGCGGCTCTTGGAAATATTTCCTCCTGCATCTATAGGCTCAAATGGCGTCAGCATTCTTTGGTTTGACCCAAGCGATTTGGGCAGCATGTTTCAGGACGTAGAAGCCACTACGCCCGTCACGGCTCCAGAGCAACCTGTTGCGTTGTGGCTGGATAAAGGGAAGGGTGTTGGGCCAAATTTAATTACCAACAGCACATTCGACAATGACGTTGACGACTGGACGGCTTTTCAGTCAAGCACTGTTCTTTCGCACGGTGAAGACGGAACGCTGGTGTTTACGCGGACTGAGCCAACTGGCGACGGTGGAGTAGTCCATTACTTTCCCACGGTCGCCGGTCGGTATTACAGACTTACTGCAACGCTTGTTTCGTCAACCAACTTTGAAGACGAGGGTGTAATGCTTCGAGGTGGCAGCACTGTCGCCCCTCTCTATCACATCTTTGATGCTCCGGGCACTGCAAGCGGCGTGTTCAAGGCCACTGGTTCAAGTTCTGTCATATACCTTCGCGGCACATTGGGCGTAAACACCTGGGATAACGCAGAAGCTAGGGAGATTTTGGGCAACCACGCCACCCAGTCGGTAGCACCAAAACGACCAACATACCAAGCCGGTGAAGGGCTGCACTGGTTGGCGTTTGACGGTGTGGATGACTTTCTTTCTGCTGACGCACATCCGTTTTCATTCACTGGGGGTGTTACTTTTGCTGTGGGTTACCAAAAGATAGGTAATAACAACGCGTATGAAACTTTTTTAGCAGCAGGAGCAACCGGTTATAGTACTCCCAACCAAGCCAAGACCCTTGCGTTTCAACATGCGCGAGCACCAGGCGGCCAAAGCAGCACTACCGCAAATCTAGCAACTGATGTTTGGACGCCTAGCGGCGTTAAAGCAACGGTGCCACTCGCTCCAGGCATCAATCATGTCGCTACCTGGAACATAGCAAATTGGAGCACCCATAAAAGTTCAGGTTCGGAAATTAGATTGGACGGAGTTTCAAGTGACATTGTGGCATACGGAACGCATAACCCCACAGAACTTCTTGCAGGGCCGCTATTCATAGGCGTTTATGATCCCATTGTGCTAGCTAGCTCTTTTTATAAAGGCCGCATGTACGGGCTAGTTGCTCGTAACACCCAATCGACGCTGGAAGAAATCACGTCAATCGAAAAATACTTGGCCGGAAAGACTGGAGTCACGTTATGAGAGTAACAGCCGCTTGTCCTGCCGCATTGCGAGGCGACGCGAACCACCTTGCAATGGTGCTGTGCTATGGCCCGGCAGATGCGCTTACCTATGGAGAGCCAAATTGGCAGGACGCAGCGGGAAATTTGTATTCCTGTGCCTCCTTCGTGACCCCCAAAAATTTGGTTGAAAGATTGCAGAGTGAGTTGCAGCGGCCACAATGGGATGTTGTTGGCGCCACTGCGGACGAAGAAGGTATTGGTCACCCAGGTGGCGACGGCATTATTGACATGGACGCAGCACGTCGAGCGCAGGCGGCATTGGTGTACAGCCTGGAGCCAGTAGCAGCAATGCCCAACAAGCTGACCGCTTGCCCAGGT